CTTCGGTCAATCCTTTTGAGTTCATACGGAAAAGTAATTCAATATTATCTAATTCATCTGATTTTTCTTCTGAGTTTCCAACTAGATAATCCACGGACGCATTTAAAACTTGTGCAATCTTAACAAGATTTTCTTGTGTTGGTTTTTTGATGCCACGCTCCCACGAAGCGTAAGCAGGTTGAGAAATTCCTAGTTTTTCAGCAACTTCAACTTGAGTAACGTTTGCCTTTTTTCTTAGTTCTTTTAAGCGTTCCGAAAATTCCATTTTTTAGCCTCTAAAAATTTTTAAAATTTTTTCAAAAATCTCTTGACAAACAATCTTGTAAATGGTATACTAGTATCATAAAGAAATGAGGTTAAAACATTTCTAAAAATAATTTCAAAAAAGACTTGACAAGCATTTTTAGAAATGATATAATAGTCTTAGAAAGTTAAAATAAAGGAGAAAGAACAATGATGCGATATTATATTGAAGATTCAAATAAGCCTTTTGAAGAATTGGAAATTTTTGGTACAGAAGGTGTTTGTCCTGAAGGGTTTAGAGAGCCAACACTTTTTGAAAAATATGATATGGTTGAAAATTCAGATTCATGGGATGATTTTGATAGTAGTTTTTATGATAGTATTATTGAAGAATTGTCTATTCATTTTGATTTTAATAGTGAAGAAGCTATTTGGGAAGCTACTTGGGATGAGGTTACCGATGCTATCAATGAATTAAAGGAAAGACAAGAAAATTAAGGAGAAATAACATGATAGTAAAATTTCAAATTATTCTTGAGGGGGTAACACCTCTTAAGATTCAATGTGTAGATAAGTTTCCAGATGAAAAAATGGAAGCAGAAAGAACTCATTATCTCATTAAAGGTTTTTCAGAATATTCTGAAAATTTGTTTGAAAGCAAGAATAAAAAAGAGTTGATAATCTTTGAGAATATTAAAAATCTTAAATATTCAAAATATAAACATTATTGTTTAAAATCAGCTTACGAAAGATTCGTACAAGGAAGGGAGAGATATTAACATGAAGGATTTAGATAAGATTTATCAACAGAAAGGGAATTATACATTCTAAGGTATTAAATTATGAAAAATTCATATAATAAATTAAACAAAAAAGGTCGTTTCTGGTTCTGGTGGTTCGTATTTTGTGGGGTCGGTTCTATTGTTTTCTGCTTATACTCTCCATGCTGACCTATACAATTTTCAAGCAACAAAGACAAATTGACCAGCAACAATCAACCATCATCAAGTTAAAGCGTGAAAATGATAGCCAAACGGCTTCTATCTTGCGCGTGGTCGCGTATTTGGAAAATGTAGGAGGATAACATTATGCAAGAACAAACACGTTTACAAGAACAGGAATTAGGGCATCTATACACTCTAAAATTACAGGATTTAGTTGATAATCTTAATAGACTTATAGCTGGTTCTGTACGTGATCTTGTATCACCTTATCAGATGGTAGAATCTACCCATTATTATGCAATGGAAACAATCGGTAAAATGGTTAGCGAGTACCCACAAAATAGGCGTAAAATTGACTTACAAAAGTCTATTGATAATACTAACAATGAGTACAGAATAACAGGTTATCACGCCCGCTATATAAATGCTAAACAAAATGAATTGCTATACTTTGAAAAGTATCTTGAACTTAATAACGTTCTTTTAGCCCTCTGCTCCCTTGCTCTTGATAACCCAGATGATGACGCTTATAAAATTATATCAGAATACAAAAAAGGCTAGTAGGATTTTCCTACTAGCTATTCTTTTATTTTACTGTTACTAAGCCGTCTGGCTCAGTAGTGAATGATGGTTTTTCAGACATTTCTCCGTTTTCTTTCATAAAGTACCAACCGTTCCCGTATTTAACAAATTCATTTGATACCATGTTACCGCGTTCATTTGTGAGATAGTACCAGTTATTTTTATATTTAACCCAGCCAGTGACCATAGCGCCAGAATCGTCCATATAATACCATTCAGAACCAACAAGCACCCAACCGATAGCCATAGCGCCGTTGTCTTTGAGGTAGTACCATTTTTCCTTGTATTTCAGCCATTTACCTGCTAAGCAATACCCTTCATCGTTGAAATAGTACCAAACATCATCTATTTTTTCCCATTTATTATAGGGATATGAACCGTTAAGGCGCTTGAACCACCAACCTTTGGAATCTTTTTTCCATTCACCGTATTTTTTAGTTTCTTGCTCAGGCTCATCATCTAACAATACGATATTCTTATCAAACGGGTTGCTTGAGTATTGCCACCATCTGATACCATCCATGCTTGGGAAGTATTCAAAGTTGGCTGAACCATCATTCAAGCCATATCCTGCAATCCAAAGTGAATTAGGGAATTGTGCAAGAATTTGCTGATAGTCAATATTTGAAAGCGTAAACGGTTTATAGCTATAATAAATAGGCTTATAACCTGCATCAGCAAGAATTTTCATGAAATGCAAGCAAGCATCTGTATTCGCTTGCACGTCGTCGCTTGCATGGTCCTCATAGTCAAGCACAAGATACTGAACTTTTTTGGGCACATTGTCAAGGAAAAATCTTGCTTCTCTTTCAGCTTCTGCAACGTCTCCACCGAACCACGCAAAGTGGTAGAACCCGATAGGGTTTGATTGCTCAACCTGAGCATGACGACAAGGATTCAGATAGGTTGTACTTTCTGAAATCTTTATGACCGTATTTTGTGTACCAATTTGCTCTAAAATCCCTGTAATGTCATAACCATTATGGCTTGAAAAGTCTACAAATAAATCATTTTTCTTTAGCATTATTTCTTTCCTCCTTTAAATTCTTCTAGCAATTCTTTACCAGAATCTAGTTGTGCGGTGTATTTCTGTAATTCTTCTTGAACTCGTGCTGTCATAAATTTGGGGATATATACACCCATAACAGCAAGATTTTCAAGGATTGACAATACATAGTATAGATTGATGATAATGAGTAAGACTTGCCCCAACGTCATAGCGTTTACATAGGTCAAGAATACCGCTACAAAGTAGTAAAAAATGAATGTACAGGTATGCTTGATAACACCTTTTAGACCCGTCCAGCTATCCGTGACATTCCACTTCCAAGCTTTGAGGAATCCTGTAATAAAATCAAACAGAATAAGACCAAACAAAATTGCGACGTAATCGCTTTTAGCAACGTTTAACATAATATTATATAACATGACTGATAACCTCTAAAAATTTATTCTTTGTTTCAATATCTTCATAGATGAACATATTTTTTAGGTAAAGACTTCTTAAAGTCTTCCCTAGTGCGCTAGACTTGTTTAAATAAACAAATCCATCTTCTACTTGCTCCACTTCCAAACAGTAAGCGGTCAAATTCTTGTCAAACCCTTTTGCGATATATACCATATTATCTATATAGTAACCTGTTAAGAAAGTACCGCTACAATAGAAGCTATAAAGCCTAGATTTTAAGCCCTTAATTTTAGCTATGTTCTTGTCATTCTTAATCTGAAAATCGTTTTTGGCAACGCTATCATGGATAGATGATTTACTTAATAGCTTATAGAATCCGCTTTCCTTTTCCTCTTCAGTTTCAAAGGCTGAATGCGGGGGGAACTCTATCAACGTAGCATACTGTTTTAAATTATAGAACCGCTTGCCGTTGTCGTCATAGAATTTTAAGAAGGCGAAATAAGGATTATTAAAGTTGCTTGCATTTGATAGTAAGTAGGCATGGCAACCATCACGCCTACGAAAAACTGAAAAGATGAAGTTCAGAAGCGCTTCCACTTCGTTATCAAGATACCTCTTTTTACTTGTAACATCGATTAAAACCTCATCATATAGAATGCTCATAACCTCATCATACTCTGACCCTTTCAAGTCTACCCATGTTGATAGGCTCTTGAGATAACAAACTATTTTTCCGTTCAGAATAATCTTGGTTGAAGACAAGACAAGGATATTCTCTTCTTCCTTCATATTATCCGCCTTGAAAATAATCTTAGTATGGATTTTGCTGGCATCACTATCAATAACTTCAAAATTTGTAAAAACCTGCTTAAGAAGTTCGGTTGTGAAAAACTTGTCCTTGTCGATTCGGTCAAGCTCGGATTTGTTTCGTCTTAAATAGATGAATTGTTCTCCTTTGTCTATGAATCGCTTGAGCAGATACTTTTTCATGCCAAAAGTTTTCCCGATACCACGCCCGCCTATAATAAAATTAAGATACTGATTATAACTAAGCATTTTTTGGGGGGTGTACCAATTTTTCATTGTGACATCCTTTCATTTTATTTCTAGTAAATCTTTTTCCAGCACCTCTTTTTCCTTTTACTAAAATTTGATTATCAGTATTTTGAATATTATACCAATTTATCATTTCAATCACTCCTTTCTAACACCATTATATCATACTTTTAAAAATTCGGGTTATTTTTCTTAATGTCAAATAAAATAACATCGTTTTTATTTGCTGAAAAATTCCAGATTCTTACACCTGATTGAAAAATGGCAATAAGGGCATTCATGTGAGATTGATTGGCTCTTAAATTGCTTAGATTAACCGTTATCATTTTTAGATAGTTGAAACGCTTTCTATTTCTCATGACAGATAACACATCATTAGAGAAGAAATTGACAATTACCCCGTAATTTTTTATGTATTCATTAGCGCGTGCAAGGATTTCTTTTTGTGCTAAGGAAACTTTCCAGTACACATCAGTCAAATTATTACCCGTTTGAAATGATAAATCATTACCAATCTGTTGCACGCTTATAGGTTGATTTTGCAAGTCGCTCATGGTCGCGTTATAGGCTCTTATAGATTGGTCTAGGGCTATTTTCGATTTCATATTATTGAGGGCATTTGACTGAGATTTCAGGGCGTTATTTTCATCAGTAAATCCTTGCTGTACGATTTGATTTTGATAATCGCGGTGGGCTTGAAAAGTATTTAAGCCACCTGAAGTAAGTCCGCCAAGCGCTCCGCCTAGATTACCAGCAAGCAAATTTCCTCCAACGTTAGTCAATGCTCCTAGCCCTGTTGTCCATTGATTGATATTGGCTGAATCAACAGCATACTGAGCGTTATAGCTTGCTTGTGCTGTTGCTTGGGTTACCTGCTTATTAGATAAGTCTATACTTTGTTTGAGTAACTCCCGATTTTCTTTAAAGGTAAGCTGAGTATGTTCCATTTGATTCTTATGAGATTGAACGTAGCTAGCTTCTGCATCATTCAATACAGCAATATTTTTCCCCGTAACATCATTGAACCCATATTTAAAATGCTCAGGGTTATGCTTCGCCCAATTCAAATTGGCTAACCCATTTAAAATATCTTCCCCCGCGTATGAAATATTATTCATGTTATTGTATTCTAGTAAATTCACGTGCACCTGGTTATTATCACCCAAAGAACCCGTTACAATAACCTTGTAATTATGTGATTTTTGCAATGTCCTAGGTAGGTACTGAGGTTGATATACATAACTATTCCCATAAATGTCATATAATTCAATTTCAGTAAATTCACTATTTAAAAGCTGATATTCCACTTCTAGGTCAGATTGACCCATGTAGTCACGCAACCCAGATTCTATCTCTGAGTAAGCAACCTCTAGTAGATTAGGGATTTCATAGCTTGACGGCTCATAGTTAAAGAATCCGTCTACCTCAATTAGTAAGGCTTCCACGTCAAAGGCATGCCGTGAATAATTCCCATTCCCTAGGTCTTGCCCTCCGATGTCACCTGTCACATCGCCAACGGTTTTCCCTGCCACAAGCTCAGGCGGATAGACAATGCTTTCAATATTATCCGTATCCGTGATTCCTGTTCTTTCAGAAGTATAATGCCCCCAATCGTAGTTCTGTTCCATTACATCAAATGAACCATCTCCAACGTGTGAGATGACGGCTGTATGCCCATAAATATTTCTTGATGTTGGCTTGAAATTGACGATAACACCACCTCTTAAATCGCTAAAAGAGGGGTCATAACGGACTTGCCAACCAACGCTCGCCCAGTCATAATCTCCGCCTATGTTGGCTGCGCTCATTCCTCTCTGGGTGTCGCTTCCGCTAGCTTGTCGCCCGTTCCCGTTTGGGTTTGGAGTATTGATACCACCCTCAAGGTTACAACCACCCAGCATTTCTGAGTAGAGGGCTACAAGCCCGTAGCACTCACCGCTCCCGATGGTTGTTCCAACCCTTGCTTTAATGGCATTTAAAGCCTTTAGCGTTTCTATTGCTTCTGCCATCTTATCCTCCTATTTTTTGTAATTCATCTTGAACTGTTGAGAGCCACGCTTCAGCTTGAGCGATTCGCTCACTCTCTTTAAAGTTGACCCCTTCCCAATTATTCATGAAGTCGCTGGCATTTTCGCTGGCGCTTGCTGAGGAAGAAGCTACACGCCTAAAGGTGTCTGCTCGGCTTTCTTGATTCATGAAAGCAAATTGTACTCCAAAATCCCAGACGGATTTTCCTGCGCTTTTTGCAAAATTGATAAGGCTTTCACAACGCGGACCCGTCCACTGACCAATTCCAATTCCTATCCAGTGCTTGCCGTCGCTTCCAAGGTATCCGCTTTCATTGAGTGAAATAGTATAAAGGCTTGCAAAGGCACTCCATGACCCCATGAGATTTTCAGCTGTTGGCTCAGAAGCCATCTTGTCGTATTCGTAACCCGTTGCATAGTCTGCTTCGTACTTTTTCGCCGTGATATTGCTTTCAGCTGAAAAGTTCCCAATTATTCCAGCAATACCCGTAGCGGTTGCATCTGGTACAAGATCCTTAATGATACGCGTTACCAGTCTAACGCGGTTTTCTTCGGTTGAGATGTCGCCTTCAGCTGATGGCGTTCCTCCACCTTGACCACCTGACGGGCGATAGGTTCGGGTGTTATTACTCCCAATTTGAACTACGTTAGCGGTTATGGGTGTCAAGATTTCCACATAGGTTTTCCCGTCGTCGTGCTTTTGTTCGCGGTATCTTAGCCCAATATTCCTTGATATATACATGTTTATAATTTGGTTAACGGTATTTCCTCCATTTTTTGAAATACCAAATAAATGCTTATAGAGGTTTTCAAGCTGAAAACTAGGGTATTTAATACCATCTATTAAGAAAGGTCGTGAAGCACCCTTTTTTAAATCAATAGGGATAAAAAAGTATTTAAAAGATTTCTGCATACCTGAGAAGGTCATATTGACGGGTCGGGCGTTTTTCGTTGTCAGCTTAATAGTAGGTTTTGCGACGACTACAAGCCATTCAACATCAATACCAACCTCACCAGCGCGGGTCGCGTACTTTGTTCCAACCGAAAACCCTTGCTGTCCATCACGGATAGAACCAAGGTTATTTGGCAAGGTCTGTTGTTCGATTTGTCCAATTACATTCAAAGCCTTTAGTTCGTGTTGGTATGTGTTCCATACGTCTACCTCATAGATGATTCTTGTAGCATCTTCATTTAAGTATACCACGTCAAACACAAAGGCATAGTAAGTCCGCCCATTGTTTATAAAGCGCATGTAGGTTACGTTCTCATACTTCTCTACCCGTCCAGATACAACGATAGAACCGTTGCGTTGTGTATATTGAAATTTATCATATTCGTAGACAATTTCTATATGTGGATTCTTCTTTGTGAAAAAATCTTCCATAGCTTCTTTTGTCTCAAAATTGATAACATTGGCATAATCATTTTTAAAAGGGCTTTTTGCATAAAGCCATATTTTGGTTGATTCTTGCATGTCTTCTCCTTTAAAAAATAGGAGGGATAAACCCTCCCTTAATCTTGTCCTATCTGACCTTGCCCTAACCATTCACCCGACTTTCTCAGCTTATGGGGGGCGCTCACGGCTTTCCCAACAGCGTTAGCAGGTTGAGCGCTCACGTCGTTCCAGCTAGATTTTCGCTGTTTGAAGAAACCGCTAGGGCGGTTCAAGGTCTTAAAGATTCCACTTTTGCGGATAGCCCAAGGTTTGAAGCTCTTCTTATTCGTATTATATAGGAAGAGTCCAACAAAGGTGTTATTGTTAGGGTACTCCCCGTTAGGGTACTTCACATTGATATTTAAGGCTGTAGCAGAGGAGCGCTCTTCGGCTGGTATGGTCACGGTAAAGTCCTTGAAAATATTAGTGTTCTTAATAATTTCATCGGTTGTATAACCTCTATGCCCCCAGATAGGGTAGTTATTGAGCTTGATTTCATAATCAACCCGATATCCTGCGTTTGAGCTTACACGCTTACTCCACCAAAAGAGGGCTTTCACTCGGACTTTAACCGTGATAGAATTGTCAGCATTTGTGCGCTCTTCAAGGATTTCAACTGATTGTCCCCAAAATCTCATTGAAGCCCAGACTGAAGGGTCATTCTGCCCGTATTGAATATAGGTTGTGTTCCCATCGGTCATATACCCATAGTCGGTATTGGAATTAGAGAAGCGCCAAGCGTTCGCATAGTATTCCAGCCAAGCAGGTTTACCCGTGCCAAAATTTTCAATATTGGCATTGGTAGAGGTTGAAAATTTGACTTCTAACGGCATGATTAGATACCTCCCGCAAGGTCATTTTCTGTACTTCCCTTATTCGTACGGATGAAGCTATCACCGTCTGGTGTACCACCGAAAATATTGATATTACCCGTAGCAATGTTGCGCCCTTGAGTAAATCCACCATTGACCCCACCAGACCAAGCTCCAGAAGCCTCAAGATTATCAATGATTTTGAGTAGAGCGGATTCAAGACCATTGTTCTTTTCTTTGAGGGTTTGGATTTGCTCTTTTAGGGCGTTGTTTTCTGTCGTGATACGGTTGTTTAAGGTTTCAATTTCCTTTGTGATTTTATCATCTAGCTTCTTGATTTCTTTTTCAAGTTTGCTGTTTAGGTCAGTGATACGCTTGTCTAGTCTAGTAACTTCAGCGTCTACCTTTTTATCAAGATCAGCGATTTTCTTATCTACTTTAGCAATTTCAGCGTCAATATAAGGTTTGACAATCTTGTTATAGTAAATGTCTGCCTTCTTATTGAACCAGTCATCAGCTTCTTGGCTCTCCATGTAGCGCTTGATTAAGAGTGGTACAAGTTGCTCCAGAAGCTCGGTCAAAGCGTTCTTGTAATCTTCAAATTCGCTTTCCAACGCCACAAAGTCGTCAAGTAGTTGCTTAAAGGCACGCTGTAGCCAGGCAAGGAGTTCATAGGTAGAATTGCCATTATCAAAGCTAGTAGGAATAGCAGGGATAAGCCCCCAGCGCTCTACCCAGTAGGAGGAATAGCGCCCTCGATAACGCTTGAAAAAATCGTTGTGAAATTCTTCAGGTGTCATTTTATACCTCCGCGTGTTCGCTTCCTGCTCCATTTTCTGCTAGGGGTTGTGGGACGTTACCAGCTACTTCAGGTGTATCATAACGTAAGTCAACGGGTGGTTTTACCATTTTAAGATGAATTTTAACACTTGGCGATGTCACCTTCTTAAAAGTGAATCGGATAAAGTTATCTTCATTTAGATAACTCACTTCTACTTCTGCGCCAAGAACTGAAGGAACCGTTGAACCATCTTTGAAATTTTCTAAGATGGTTTCTGACAATGGGTGACCTGTAATGTCATTGTCTCGTAGGTTCAATGTAAAGGCTGAACCCTCTGAAATGTTATCAGCAAGTACATGATACTCCAGCGGATTCTTAGCTTTCAAGATACGAATAGGAAACAAGTCCTCTTCTAACCCTTGATTGACAAGCGCAACCCCTTTAAATGGTTTCAATACATTGTCCAGCTTTTCTGAAAGCGGTGTAAGAAGACCAGAAATATAGGTCTTAATACCTCCGTCTTGAATTACCATGTTTTCCATGCTTTTCAAGACGGTTACAAGTTCACCATCCACAATAGGAAATTGTGTGAGGTCTTGGCTGATAGTGACTGTTTTTTCTTTATTCGGGTCTTTTTCTGTAATTGTGTGGTCAATTACAAGATAGGGAGCTGTCGAAACTACTTGATTCACTTTGTCGCCATCAGCGTTTAAAATAAGGTTAGTATCCCCATTCTTATCTTGTGACAAGTCAGCAAGCGCTTCCTTACCTTCGATTGTGAGACTTTGGATTCCTTGATGTCGTTGGAATTTAATCCATGAGTGAATACCACGGATGATTTTAGTTGTTTTTTGTTTGTTTTTTGT